CCCTTGAGAGGACGCCCACGTTTTTTAGGGGATTTTCCACCTTCCCACGCTTCATTAATGTCCGGGGTAGACTTATCATCCCCTTTATATTGACCTTTTTGGTCTCTAGCACGTTTGACAATAGTTGATACACTTTCAACTTTCTTAGGTTTACTTGATTTAGAAGATTTTTTATCATTAGCTACTGCCCATTTTAAGAAATTTACAATTTTTTTCCACATATTACGATTTCTCCGTTATTTAAAAAAACTAGGATAGCACATAAAAAAAGGGAGTCCAAAGACTCCCTTTTGGTTATGATTGAGTAAGAAACGTCATAACCATGCGTTCCTAATAAACTTAAAGCTTACGCACCTGAGCTACCATACACGCAACGATAGTTGCTGTAGCCAAAGCTGTAACGTTCTCTTGCCTTATAACGCATGTTGCCGGTGTCAAAATCACCTTCTAATGCAGTTGTAAGAGGCGCACGTTCAAAATGCTTAAATCCATCTGGGCAGTCAGTTTTAACATACCACGCATCCGTGTCCGTTAAAAAGTGATTGACTACGTATCCATTTGGAAGCATTCCCATGTTACGCATAGCATTGATGTCATTGTCTGATGTAGACGGACGTAGAGGAGTTTCTAACAATCTGTCAGCGATAAATTGCGAATTAGGCGGAACTATAAGTTTCATGCCTTGTAACGCAATAATCATACCTCTGTCATCCGTAAACGCAGCAATGTCAATCATTGCCTGTTCAAGTGAAGTTTCATTTAAGTCTGTATAAGTGCTTGGGCGATTGCTTAATGTTCCAGCATTACCACCTAAAGGGTGGGAACTGTTAATTAAACTTACGCCATCGCCACCAGTATAAGATGACGAAAAAGCGTTGTTAAGAGTAGCTGCTCCTTTAACTTGTTTGGTATGTGCCATCGAACGCGCAAGCGCTTTCGTATAACGTGAACCAAGCCTGTCATAGAGATTATCCTCAACTGCTTCTTCTGTTAGTGCAAATGCTAATGCAATTGTTTGGTGCGTATACCTTGCAGTATAGCCCTCACTTGCATCATCATAATTAACACTGTCACCTTCGTTCTTAACTGGAGCATTCCCAAATCCGATAATGAGAACCTCTTCTTCAAACGCACGATCCGAAGATTCCGTGTCGTAGATTTCTTTAGTTTCATTTTCGTAACGGTCATATTCCATTCCAAATAAGGCGTTAAGACCCGGCTCAAGCTCTTTCGCTAATTGCGCTCTAGAAATTGCTGCCATTTCCTATACTCCTTATGCTAACCCTGTGGTTCCTGCTGAAAACAAGGAATTGTTAATAGTAACGAGAACGTTAGTATTAGCGCTTCCAACATCAGAGTTTTCAGGGTCTTGTGAAATTTCAATAGCCTTTATGGGAAGTGTGGCGGTGGTTGCACCAGTGGTCACGTCTAACTCTAAAGCGCTTCTACCGGAGTAGGCGTCTCCTACGGGAGAACTGTCCACAATATCAAAATTACCAAACAAATCCGCTCTTGGGAACGCGGCGTCTGCTTGAATTTCGCATATTATATTAGGGTCAGTTATCACAAAAGCAGCAATATCACTAGCAGCAGTGCTGGCAGGATATTTGTTGCTCCATGTAGGTTTAGATGTATTAGGATCGGTATAAAAACACCCGTTAAAAACACCCAACACGTAGCCTGAGCCACCCGCTGCGATTCTTTCAACATTACCCGCTGTTACCGCAGCCACTATATCACCTTGATAGATAGCAGTGCCGTAACTAGAAGCAATCGTGAATTTATTTTGTCCACCGGCATAATAATCACCCGACAGTTTACGTACGGGTCTTAACCCGAATGCTCTGTCTTTATTTGCCATATTACATTCCTATTAATATGGTGTTAGCCCTTTTTGGAGCCTCCACCAAAGGTTACTTTACTCTGCCGTTCCGGTTTAAGGATCGGCATACTTGGATGCGATTCCCTCATGAGATCATTGTCAACTGCCTTCATTTGGCTGTCGGCGCGTTCTGTGAAATAAGCATTCCTTTCATCGCGGGTCTCAACGGGAATCTTGGCAAGTAACAAACCTCCAACGGCTACCACTCCTGCATGTTTTCCATCATCCATGGTAGGAAGTTCAAAATCACCTATCTCATCCGATTTAACTAATTCATAGCCTTCACGGGTACGAGACATTACGTTCTTTCGATCTTCTTGTCCCACATATTCCGCCCTAATCCATCTATAATGATAGCCTTCTGGCGGTTCTGGAGTTTCCAACATTTGGGGCGGTGCCCAAGGTTTACGCGCGGTCTCTTCCTCCCGCGTTTCGTCTTCTCTTGACTCAGTTTCTTTGCGTGTTTCTTCTGACATGTGTCACCTCTGCACGAATTTCGCGTATTCTTCTAACGGTACGTTTAGTCTTCTTGCCATATCGACTTCCGACTTTGTTAGACGAACACGTCTATTTTTATGCCCACCTCCAGACGCTCTTGAAACCGGGGCGACAGTCTGGGCTATCGAACTGTCTGTGGTCTCCGTATTTCCTTCACTTGCTTGTGAAAACTTATGAGGGAATTCCGTCCGAATTCTTTTATCTATCTCATCATAATACTCGTTGGTGCTCGGGTCAAACCCTTCTTGCTCAACTAAATTACGATGAATAGAAAAAGCGGTTAAAGTCATAGGCTCGTCTTCACCGAACCATTCGTTTTTTTCTGCCCAATCTTCGGCTCTGGGATCAGGTTGTGGCGTTTGCCTACCTATATTTTGAGATTGTGGCATTCTGTTATTGTTATGTTGTGCGTGTTGTTGTTGCTGTTGTTCCTGTGCTTGTTTGCTCATACGCAATCTTTCTTCTTCCACTGCGATCTTTGCCATTACTTTTTGAGTTTCAGCTAGACGCTCTGGATCACCTGCCGAAAAAGCATCTTCATAAGCTTTTTTAGCTTGCTGCGATTGCGATTCCAAACGAGTTTCATATTCAGCTAAAAAGCCTTGATCTACGGTTTGACTGCGTTGACGTAACTGTTGATTCTGAGTATAAACATTTTGAGCAAAATCAGTAGCCGCCTGTTCTTTACGTTCAGATTCACGTAACCGTTTGGTTAGCTTATCAATACGTTTTTGAACTTTGGTACTGTATTGTTCTAAATCTTTTTCGGTAGAAGCTTCAGACTCTTCAAGAGTCGGTTGGCTTTCATCGACTGATTCAACTTTAATTTTTGGTTCAGAATCAGGTTTCTCTATAGGTTCAAATTCTACCTCTTGAGAGCCTTCTTCTGTTTCGAGATTTTCTTCTGGTAGCATGGTCTTTCTCCATGTTTGATTTAATTTTACTTAAACAGCTAAGATGTCAGACGGGTCTAAAATAGTTGCAATGACTTCATCATCATTGATAAGACGCACTTCAGCACCGTCTTCTAATTTGAAGCGGGCGCCACAATAACGTCCTATAAGTACCCAATCTTTCTCTTGACACCAATGGCTGTCACCATATTTCTCTCTATTGTTATAGCACAGGGGTCCTTTTTTCATAACATAAGCAACAACAGTTGCTAAAGTTTCCCGTGATACCGTCTCTTGTACGAGATGAATACCACCCGATGAAACTCCCTTCCCTGCATAGGGTAAAACCAATATACGCCAACCCGATGGAGTTGGCATTCTTTCTAATAAACTTTTATCTAATAAGGTAGGATCAAGTACCCTTTCTTCTTCAGGTACATAAGCGTTTTCTACCGTTTGCTCTTCTTCTTTATGTTCTTTTTCTTTCGCTTCCTGCTCTTCAGCAATATGATTTGGAACTAATACTTTACTCATCTACATCCTCTGTTGCTTTGCCAATTATGTTTTGAAATTCACTTTCAAAATAATCCAATACTTCCACTTGCCCTCTTAAATTTTGATAGTGCTCCATGTTCTTAACACCACCTGATACCATGATCTGAGCAAGCTGTTCTCTCTTTTCACGGATTAGTTTATAAACTTTGTCCGTGAGCCACAAGGGGTCCACTAAAAAACGCCTTCAAACTTGGTACCGTAAGAAGCTTCTCCTCCACCTCGACTTTTGCCCTTGCCCATACCGGGATCAGGTTTTGTACTGGCTTTAAAAGATTTCTTTTCAGCCAAAGGTCCTAAGCCTTTATTAGCATAAGGTATTTTATTGCGCGTAACTTTGGGAGTCTTTTGCTTACTAGCAGCAACTGTTCCAGAAACTTCGGCAATAGTGGGTCCTGCTCCAAAAGCGGGTCCCTTCTTTTCTGATTTTAAAGTTTTACCTTTCATTTTTTCTCCTTTGAATAAAGTAGTTTAACCATTCTCTTAGCGCTCGCAGGACTTTTTGCCCACGCATGATGCTTCCATTTGCCACTGCTCTTTTTCTGCACTTCTCTTCCTTTGGATCGCCATGGCATTTTAATATCTCTTAAATTTCTTACCCTTTTTATTACTCTTTTTATTTTTAGGGGGTCTTCCTCTTTTCTTTCCGTATGTTCCTTTTCCAGCTGGCATTATTGTTTCCTCATGTCATCATCATGGAACCGCTCGGCTTGTTTTAATCTATCCTGAGCAGTTTCATCTCGTATTAGAGCAATTTCTTTTTGTAAATTCAAGCGTTCTTCATCAATGTCAATATCCTTATCAAGTTCTGCCCACTCTCTTTCTTCACGCTGTTGGAATTCTTGTGAGCGTTGCTGTAATTCTTGACCGCGTAAAGCCAGTTCTTGTTTACGTATTTTAACAAGCGGGTCTTCGTCCGCATCAGGATCAAGAGTCGCCATAAATTCAGTAACTAATTGCGCACAAATAGGCGCTGAAAACTGAGCCAATATATCCGCAGCTTGCTGTTGCAATGGTTGTGCTTGTTCTGGAGTAACTTGCTGCGCTTGTTGATTCAATTGCTCATATTGTTGTCGAACTTCAGGTGGCATTTGTTCTACGGCTAACTTATTGGCTTTCATTTGCAAATGTCCAAAGATATGTGCTTTCACTGTGGCTTGAATAGCCACGTTTGTTTCTGCCACTGTGTCTTCTAACAACAATCGGTGAGTAGCAATATGCGCATCGTGATTTTGCTGTGGAAATGCTTGTGCTGGTTGCCCAGACACCAATGCGGCATTTTCAGCACAAGCTTCCACGGGACGAGGAGTGTTATCTGGGGGTGGTTCTAATAATTGTTCTATGTTGTCTACGCCCAAAGCAGCATACATACGACGATACGCTTCATAAGTACCGCCAACGCCATGTACCTGCGGGTCGCTCTTAACC